ACTCTACATTTGATTGGCCTTTCCATTCATTAAGAGATAATTTTCCAGCAATATTGTATGATTTATTATTTTTTTTAATAAGATAGGCACCAATATCACTATCTACAGCATTAAAAGCTATGGATTTAATAATTGATCCATCCATACCTATCAAAACTGATTTAATATGTTTTTCCCCCACAATCTTCCCATTAATTGTTTTTAAATCATTAATAACGAATTTAGGTTCAGGATTCCCTGATCCAAAAGGAGATAGCAATAAAACTTTATTGTAGAAATCTAAATTAGCCAACTTGTTCACCTATTCTATCAATGATAGATTGTGTTTCGTCTGCTTCTTTTGGCTGTTCAGCATCTATCTGTTCCACAATGCTTTGTATTTCTTCTTCCCTGAAGTCAGGATTCTTTTTTCTTAGATAAGATTGTCTTGTTTCTAAGTCATTTTGGAATGCCCAGGAATAGTATTTAATTTCTTCATCGGCACTCATAGGCACTTCTCTTTCTGCAAAGTCTATACTGAATTGGTCGCCAAGATTAATACCACCTGATACTTCACAGATTCGTTGTGCAATTCTAAATTGTTGTTTTTCAAAGGGTCTATAGATTTGTTCTATATCACTTCTTAGGGCATCTTGTAAGTCAATCTCACTCATCTTCTTAGATAGCCCTGACTCTTGTCCCTTGTTTGTCCAGTTGATTCTGACATTGTTTGCTTGTGCAATACTATCTACCATATACTTCGTAGAATCAATCATAGCTTGGACATTGGCATTCGGTGTTGCATAACTAAAGTTAGCCCCTTCAGGTAATACTAATGCCTTATCTTGCCCCATAGTGATTCGTTGTTCGGTATCTAATCCAGTAAATACTGGTTGTCCTAATTGGAATCTGCCATGCAAAGCTAGTTCGGTAAGCATAATGTTAATACTTCTCATACCATCTACTAAGTCTGATGCACCTTCTCTAAAGAAATCTCTAGTGTATAGGTGTCTATGTCCAATGTTAAATGGTATCACATCACCATAAGGGTTTCTATCTCCATCTACAATAGAAGTAATCTTACCTCTACTGCTAATCATAAAGTGTTTCCCTTCCATATCTTCTGTGTCTTTACTCCAAAACATATACTGTGCATCTTCTGACCTTGCTTGTAGTTGGCTTTCTGCCTGATACATAATAGCAAATGGTTCATCTTCATTTGGTTTAAAGAATGGCACAAAGAAATGGATTGGTCTATACTTTAGTTTCTTTTCAGATTCGTCCCAATGAGTATAGAGTGCTTCAGTACCTAAGAGATAAGTTAGTTGCTCAAATTGTTTCATGAACGAATCAAAGTCACCTATGACATCGTTATACTTATCATTGAATCGTACTGGTTGTTGTTGATATACCAATGCTCTCCTAGATATAATGTTTCTTACAAGGTTAATATACATTGGTGGAATAGCAGATAAGGATTCACTATCGAAGTATTGTTTTAAATCATGTTCTAAGTTTACCCCTTCATAGTAGTCCAATAATCGTTCTCTTTCTTCCATCTGATTATCGTAACCTTCTTCTATTGTTTCCATCAATAGCTTATGTAGCATTTGTTCTGTTAAATTATAAATTATCATGTTTCGTACCTTTTATAAAATTTCTGTTCTTGGGTTTCCATATACTTATCTTGGAAGTCCTTGATTAGTTGTTGATTTAATTCGTCCTCTTTTATACTTAATCGATGTCCCCACATCATAGCACCTGTCATGCTTAAAATAATTCCTACACATAATCCTAAGAAAAACATTACCATTGTATTGCCTTTGCTTGTCCCTTGAATCCATATCGGTATTCAATAGGATACATTAATCCATCTAAAAAGTGAGATAAGGTTTCAGTCTTTAACATCTGTCCATTCTCTAGTGTGCATAGTTCTAAATCTCTTATAGTCTTAGTGCATTTAGGATTAATAAATAGTTTATGTTTCCCAGTTGCATCTTCTAACATTCTATTCAAAGCATTCATTCTGTCCTTCTGAGTAGGGTTAGCTTTTTTACTGATGACTGTAAATCCTGAATCTTGCAATATCTTATGGTCTGACTTTGTGCTATTAGAAGTTCTTGCCTTACCTGCTGGGTCAGGATATACTGGTAAGCCCCTACCTTTAAGCTGCATAAGTTTAGCCAATTCAAAAGTATTGCTATTCTGTAACCCAATCTCATCAAATACATAGACTTCCCCTGCTGTATTCTCGCACATTAGGATTGCAGTCATGTATGATGCAACCCCAAAGTCAATTCCCCAAAACATTCTTGGACTCTTTTCCATTACTCTACAATGAATATCTCTACTAAAGTTATAAGCACATCTATTCGCTGCAGTTAAGAATGATGCTTCATACTCTTGTTGGAATGTTCGCTTATCTAAATTCTTTTTGGCATTCTCTATTTCATCTGCAGAAATAAAGCCACCTTCTAATGTGGTAAACTGCCAACTCTTATAATCTCCATTATCTGATTGTCCTTTAACAAACAAATCGTAGAAGTGGTTTAATCCACTCGGAGTTCCTACAAACAATGCTTCACCTTTTGATTCTGCTAGTGTAGGTTGTATAATCTCTCCCCAAACATTCTCTTTCATGAAAGCATATTCGTCCATTACTACCATCGTTGTAGATACCCCTCGAAGTGAGTCGGGTTTATCTGCCCCTTTAAGTTCAATCTTTGCACCATTGTCAAGTGTAATAGATAGTTCAGTTTCATTAATAGTTGCTTGTTTACTCGCAAATATTCCTTTGAGAAGATTCCAAGATACCATCTTAGCTTGTCTGTATGTAGGAAAGACAATCCATCTTCTCTCATTAGGTTGCAAAGGTTTATTAAGTAAAAATAAGACACTAAAAAACGATTTACCAAATCTTCTACCACATGATAAAATCTTATATCTTGTTTTATCATTGAGGATTTCTTTCCTTTGGTCATCAATCTTCCAATCCATCTATATCAAATACCTTTATTGGTTCATCTGTTGTATCTTTAATTCCTATAGATTGATTCGGTTTACCTAAGATTCTATCTGCCAAGAAATTAACAGCAGTCATATTACCATTTAATGCTTCTTTATATACCTTCGCTACTACTGCTTCTAACATAGTTTTCTTATTTTTAATTTCTACATTAGCCAAGTCGGTGATATATTCGTTTAAGGCAAAGCCTGATTTAGGTCGTCCTTTAGGATTACCTGAAGTGCCTTTCTTAAATCGCTTTCCTACAGGTGGTTTCTTATAACCTACTTCCCTGCTTTTCCCCTGTTTTACAGGGAGTTTCTTTTTTGTTTTAGCTGCAGCCAAACTAATCACCCCACTATTTGAAGGTTATGTTCGTTAATAAACGAAATGGAAGGTGTTACCCTTCTACCTATAGGGGCAAAAAGACTACAAGAAACCCTATTCTAAGGCTTTAAATGGCTATATCTGTTGATATTGTTGAAGAATTTATTTTATTTAAGACTACAAAAAAGCCCTAGTTAAAGGGCTAATTTGTCTAACTGATATTAGAGGTATTACAATTAATGTCCTATTTGATATGTTTTAGGACAAACATAGAAACTTAATTCTATTGAATATTTAAAACCATCTTTGATGTTTGAATGACTGTATATCCAGCCAGTTTGGTCATAATCTTGCAAAATTTTACTTAGATTATACCATTCAGCACTTGGTTTTTCTGAAGAAAACTTTAAAACATAAAATAAAGATTCTTTGTGTTCTCCTTCACCATTTACGAAAGTATCTTCTCTATTTATGGTTCTACCATTAAATGCTGATACAACTAATAATCTATTTACTTTTTCTTGTGTTTCGTGATTCCAAATATAAGTCATTTTATTCTCCTTTATTTAATTAACACTTTAATATATAGGGTTCTATTGCCAATGTCAACACTTTTATTAAATTTATTTTAGATACAAAAAAGCCCTCAAAGAAGGTAATGAGGGCTGATTTGTTTTATAAGGAAAAGAATTAAGCTACAAATGAACTTCCTAATACCTTTTTACAATTAGCATCAAAATCACCATATCCACTAAAATAATCATCTAAACTATTGTGTATATCATCATTATTACCTGCTAATACATCTGCAACTATGTTTAATAAGGCAGATGAATAATGACAAGTATTATAAGTGTAATAACTATCAGTAGTATCTACATTAAAACTATAAGTATTGTTATCTCCATGACACCCATAAAAACTTCTTTTGGCATTATATTTAAATTTCAAAGAAGTTCCATTATAACTTACATTACCACCTGAAGTATAATATCTTACACCTGCAGATTTTCTTGGTTTGGTGCAATGGCTTGAAGAACTATAATTTTTTACACCTAAATCATCTATCAATCTTGCTATTGCTTTTATTGATGGCATTCTACCTTTATCATTTCTTTTTTTGTAAAGACCTTTTATGACCTTTATGTTATCTTTGTTTAAATCCATTTTAATCTCCTTTAGTTTAATTAACACTTAATTATAAGGGTTATTAAAATAAAAGTCAAGGGTTTTATATTATTTTCTTTTTAGTCGTAAAGTTACCCTTGTTGCTTCGGCTTCTAACTTCTTTATGGCTCGTTGATAATAGGTTTTAGCAGCAGATTCTGATATGCCTAGATTAAACCCTATATCTTCAAACTTATTCTTATCTACTGCTCGTTCTATGAAGCATTGATATTCCTGTTCGCTTAGTTGCCTTCCCCCTACAACTCCAGTAAGTACATATTTTAATTCTTCTATTATCTTTATTTGGTCTTTCTCTACTTCATCTATTAAGTCTTGGTATCCTTTAGCTGTATTCTCTATGTCGTTTTTCATTGGTGTCCTTTAGGTTAAATTCTTTACCCCTCTATGTTCATATTTAGTGCCAACCATATATGCAAACACTTTAACAAGGTTGAGTATTCCTTTCTTGTTGTGAGGGGCAATCATTGTGGGTATCCTGCTTCTTTAGCTAATGCAATGATAGCATCAACTGATATAAACTTTCTAGTCTTGTAATCATACAACTGAATCCCCTTATGAATCATCTTGGATTCTTCAACATCTAAATATTGGACTTCTAATAAGCCCTTAACTTTTAAAAATACTAATAGTTTATTTAGGTCGTCTATGGTCATTAGAAACTGCTACCCAATTCAGGAAAATGCCCATCTAACCCTTTTTCACGAAGTCTGCTTATGATTCGTTTATGAGTTGCAACATTTTCTTTTAGTTCTTTGTATTGAAATCGTAACCAATTCTTTAGTAGATATTGATTAGTGTCTACTTCAATGAATCCTAATTTCTCTTTTATTACTTCAGGGATTTCACCTTTAAAGCCTGTATAGAACTCTATTGCTTCAGGGTCGGCTTCTAATATGCCATCAAATCCTACTACTTCACTACAGTAGAACCATAATGCTTTTTCTTTAGTTGTTAATGTCCTGAACCACATCTTTTGCCACTTATCACTATCTGTAAATCGTTTTCTCATTATCTTTTTAACTCCTGTAGTTTTAATATTAATTTAAATATTCTCCAACCCCAATTCAAGTCTTTAATCTTGTAATGGTGTTCTTCATATACTCCTTTTTCTTCTTTATCCAACTTTAACAAGATTGCACCCCTTATTTTATGTTCGGTGTTTTCGTGTATTAGTTGTCTATATGCTGCCAACTGCACTAAGAACTCATCATGCACAAATCGACTAGTTTTCCAATCACAGATTACTAGCTTTCCATTGACTATTGCTATGGCATCAAATGTTCCACCAAATCCATATTTTTCAGATACTAATTTCATTTCAGTTTCTAAAAACTCTACATTGTTATCAGCAAACCATGTATAGTATCCATAGTATGCAGTCTTGGCTTGTGAAATTTCATTTGGTGTGTAATCATCTAACCTTACTGTACCACCTTGAATAAATTCTTCTATCATCTTATGGGCAAGTGTTCCTATTCTACCTGCTTCTTTCATTATAGCCATACTATCTTCACCTTTTAGACAATGTTTCCTAGTCCAACCAATTAAAGCCCCTTTACTCCAACCTAAATGTGCATTAATCAATGTGGTAACTGATTTAACTCTTTTACCATTAACTTTATATATTGTGTGTGCCATTACTTTTTCTCCTTTAACATATCATTTACTTTCTTCAAATCAAGATATAGTTCTTTGTATTTCTTGTCTTTGAATATGATATTATTTTTATTCAAATACCCTTCGTGTTTCATACTCCATGTCTTATCTACACTAGGCATTTATTTCTCTTTTGGTTTTTTACTCTATTGCTTTCAATATAATATTGTTCTATCCAAGTCTTGCTATCTCTATTATGTCTAAAATTCATACCTTGAAATATGTACCAACCTCTACCATGTTTCTTTGCATTGGCTTCTTGTAATTCTTGTCCTTCTTTACTATAAGGGTCTACTGGTATAACCTTTTTCATTCTATCTGCGAAACATTCTTTAGGTGCAGCACCATAATCTAAATACTGTGGTTGTTTAGATTTTGTTTTTAAACCATTCTTTCTTTTCTCTACCCATGCTTGTTCTTTTGAATTTAATTTCATTTTTTATTCTCCTGATTTTTATGTGTTAAATTTTCTAGTTCTTCTTCTAGTGTAATATTGCTTTCTTTTAATTCTTTTAGTTCAGCTAACAAACTAAGCCAATCTCTAAATTCTAATGTTGCATAAAATTGTGCATTCATCTTAAATACATTTACTGGTGTTTTACCTAATGGTAAGTCATCATATATCTGCTGCCACCATTTAGGTATCATTAATTTCTTTTGGTCTTTTACTTCAAAGTGATAATTAAATGCAGGGGAATCAGGATTAATGTCTATTATATCACCCTTAATGGACATTCCACCTGATTGTGGTGTTCTTCTTACATTGGTATCTAAGTATTGATTGATAAGTTTAGCTACTTCTAGTTCTGCTCTTTTACCTTTCTTCTGTGAATTAATCATGTAATAAATCCTTTATTTTAACAACCAAACCCATAGATGTATTTTCATCTCCACCTGGTCTAACTATTGCTTTATTTTCTTTATATAATTTTTTTAATTTTACTTTCAATATTTTAACATTTATTGTAATACACATTTCATCATGAATATAATAAGCATAATAATCTGCTTCAGTTGTAGATATACCTGATAATTTACCTCTTGATTCAAATTCAATAAATACATTACCTGTAACCATTGATTGTTTATCAGATTTTACTTCTACCTTTTTTTCAGATAACATTTTATGAAATTTAGTTTCTGACATTTGTCCAAACTCTAAATCATGTCTAAAGTCGTTGTTATGCTTCATAATATCCTTTCTAGGAGAATGGGACAGCTACTATTCGATTTATCATGTTAATTAAAAAAAGGAATAAGAAGTAACTGCCCCAAAACTCAATTAAAATGGCAAATCATCTTGACTGTATGTCTGAGATGGTTCTGCCTTTGGTTGTACTGGTTTTTCTACTGGTAATTCAAATGGCTTAGTTTCTTGTGCATTCTCGCAAGAATCTAGGAAAGATTCAACTCTTTTATAATTGCTTACAAATTCGTCTTGTGTCCAAGCCATATCATTAGCTATGTATAGTTTGATTGTGTTATTAAAAATCATACCATTTCTAGCAGGACTAACATATTCTTTATTAGTCTTTACGACTGCTTGTTCTGCCTTGCTTTCTTGTAGCTTTTGTTCAAACTCATTTACACCATTAGCAACACCATTACTTACTGGTTGCTTTAGGTTTTGATAGCCAGTAGTGTCATCTTTTTCTACTTTCCAATAATTTCTTAATTGTCCATCTTTGGTAAATTCTTCCCAAGATAGTAAGAAATCATCACCGACTTTCAATTCGTCCAATCGTCTTTTTAAAGCATCTGTGGCACTTAACTCATTTTCCACTCCATTAAACAACACTCTATAGTTAAACACATTAAAGGTTCTACCTTGCCATTCTTTTTCCACGAATACTGGTTCAGAATTTAAGGTTAGCTTTATTGGGCTACCTATATTTGCTTTTAAGTCCTTCAAATTAATAAACATATTTTTCTCCTTTATTTTATATGTTCTGCAGAAGTTGGATTAGCAGCTATTGCCTTAATGGATTCATCAGGTTTACTGTCTGCTTCTTGTTCTGCTTTTACTTTTTCATCTTCTATGTTTTTACGAATTGCTCGTAAATCTTCTCGTAGCTTATTTTCAACACTATTATTATGTGGTGTTCGTTCCAACACCTCAATCATAATCTCTAGTTCTGCCAAGCTAAATTTTATACCTATCATATTAACACCAATATTATAAATAGCCATAATACAAAGACTACAAATAATCCTATTGTTATTTCAGCCATAAAAGTTAATACATCTCTTATAGTATAATCTAAGAAACTTTTTTGTTCTTCATACTGGCTATTGTTAAATGCTATTTCTTCTCTTTCTGATTCCAAATATAGTTCTTTAATTTTACTCATTTCATTCTCCTTTTGTCTTGTTCAATATCAATGCAATGTTGGCACTTATCATATACTGTAAAGTCATAAGTAAAGTTACAGCTATAGCAAGTATTCATCAACTCTCTCATGAAATCTTTCCAAAGTTTATTTCCAAATTCTGTTAATGGCTTAATCATATTACCCATTTAACTTATTAATTCTTCTTCTCTAAGGACTTCATCTGAATCAACATCTAACATTCCTAATATTAATTCATAAGTATCAAGTTTAGTGCTTAACCTTTTTTCATATGTAGTTTCATAACCTTGACTGCTTGTTAGTTTAATATATCTTTTATGTTCTGTAATATATCGTTGTTTAATTTTTTCTATTTTTTGTTCCATTTTATTCTCCTTTGTTGTGGGGGCATTTCTGCCCCCATTTAATTTATGTACCATTAAACCAATATTGGGTTTATTCTAAATTCAGTCATGTGCATTTTAAACATTGCTTCTTCCCTATCACTTGAAGAAGCCCAAGATGAATTTGCTTTGTAGCCTTTTTCTTCTTCAAAGATATGAATGAAGGTAACATAAATTTCTTTTAATGTTTCATTATCATTAAATTCAAATCTAAGTTCTTCTACTTTTTGACCTTTAAAAGTATATTTACCTGCTTTATCATTGTAGTTCCATTCTGTAGGTTGCATTGAAAAGTCATTACACATCATTTTATATTTCTTGCAAAGCAATCTTAATGCTTTTCTTGCTTGTGCATTATCTTTTCTAGTCATAGCAGTTATCCAATTACTTTCTACATTAATGTCTAAATTTTTAAGACTATCAATTTTAGAATCCTGCCCATCTATGAAAGAAATATCATTTTCATTTAAAAATTGTTTTAGTTCTGTTCTGTTCATTTTTATTTCCTTTTTATTAATTAACATACCTAAGTATAAACACTATTTTTGAATAAGTCAACCCTTTTTCTTTTTTAATTATTTTTCCTCTTATAATTCTGATTATACTTATGCTTATATTTATATTTATGTTTATGTTTATGTTTGCATACTTAGGGTAACTCTTTGGTAACCCTTAGTTATCCACAATTATTTAGTAGTTATCCCCAAGTTGTTAATTATACCCTTAAAATTAATTTAATCTTTTTTTCGGAAAGACTTGCACTATTGATTATTATACCATATTTTATAGTGTTAATTAAAATAAGGAGATTAAAATGAGATTAAAAAAAGTTATTAAAAAAGTAGAAAGAAAAATAGAAGTATTAGAAGAACATATTGAGTTTTTAAAATTAAATGATGCTGATGATTTAGTAATTATTTATGAACAAGAACTAAGTTTTTTATTTGGTATTAGACATGATTTATGGAAAGAAATTAATCATATTGGTAAATAAAAACAAAGGGGGCAGAAATGCCCCCACAACTGCCGAAAGGCAAGGAGAATAAATAATGAAATTACATAAGTTAGAAATAGGTTCACGATTTGAAAGTTGTGGGCAACAAGCAACTTTGCTTAATGTTATGAATAATCATGCTTGGGCTGATGTTCGATTTGATGGTAAAACAAATACTTACATATCAGCAGGAACAGAAGTTAAACCAATTATTGAAAATGCTAAGATTAAAAAGTCTTTCGTTTACAATGATGGTGGTAGAAAAGAAGCAGGTCGTAAAGGTAATACTGGTGATTGTGTAACTCGTGCAATCTGTATTGCTACTGGACTTCCTTACATGAAAGTTTATAATAGACTTGCTGAAGGTAATGCTACACAAAGAAAAAGCAAAAGAGAAAGATATAGTAAATCTCGTAATGGTGTTAAAACTGCAAGTCGTGGAATCTTTACTAAAAGAAAATGGTTTAAAGATTACATGAATGAATTGGGATTTGAGTTTGTAGCTACAATGACTATTGGAAGTGGTTGCAAGGTTCACCTAAAAGCAGATGAACTTCCAAAAGGCACTATAATATGTAGAGTATCAAAACACTATGTAGCAGTAGTTGATGGTGTGATTAACGATACATACGATTGTTCAAGAAATGGAACAAGATGTGTGTATGGTTATTGGAAGTTAAGCGATTAATTGTTTTACCTCTACCTACAAAGAAGCCCCAGTTAAGGGGCTTTTTTGTTTATGGGGTGATTATATACCTTTCAGTATAAAAGTCTTTATTGTATCTGTTGCCTTAAAACTAATTGTGTGCTAAATCTTCCATCTGCTATTTCAGTAAATGTCATTGGCTTATCTAATCTTACCCAATGGAAAGATGTTCCATCATACCAAACAAATTTCTTTGCTTCACCTTTTAAGGCATCTTGCATAGTAGTTAAGTTGGTTTTAAAGGTAGAACTAATATTTTGAAATCCAATCGTAGTTACTTCTTGTCCTGGATTTACATTCAAGGCATACTCAACTCCACCTAAACTTCTTTGGATTGAGTTCTCGTAATCAATAGATGATTGGATATTGACATCAGGTTCTACTTCAAATGATAGTTTCTTACCAATTAGAATTTCAGAAATATTGTTTTGTGCATCATTAAATTCTACACAAAATTTAGTCTTAGCTGTTACTTCTGTAAAAGTTGCAACTCTCCAACTGGCAACATTACTACCAGTTCCAAAATTAACTGCACCACTTAATCCATCTAATGCAGTTCCAAATCTAATTGTATTTTCTGCATTATCTGAAACTCCAACACCACAATCTCCAGCAAATCTTATAGCTACTGCATCTGCTGCTACTGCACTTCCAACTTGATAACATATTGCATCATTCGCTGAAACTCCTGACATTACTGTTCCAATATTTTGGTCGCTTACTCTTTCGTGATTAGTCAAAGCTGATGAATTTACTGTAAAAGTAGTTCCAGTAAATGTACCTTCACTAACTGTATTATCACTTCTGTATTGATTAATTGAATCATATATAAAATAACTTGCCATTATATTTCCCTCGTTTGAATTGTAACTTTACCCAAAGTCCTCTTTAGGTTTGTGATTAAAAACTTCTTTCCTGACCAAGCATCTTTGAATAGTCTTGTAGGCATAGCAATAAAACTATCAAAGGTATCTGATATTTCATCAAATGGACTACCTATTTCGCCAAAGGTTTCTTCACCAAAGTCTATAGCATCACCTACTTGTAGCATTGCATACTTTTCAGGATTGACTAATGTTGCATTTACTGTGGTTTTATATTCACCAAATAAACTCTTTCTAAAGTTTATCCAACTAGAATTTCTTGAACCACTTACATCATCTACTGCATCAAACAAAAAGTCTAAATTCATTTCTTGCTTTTGATGTGAAGCATTATCAAAGATTGTTCCATGAACAGAACCACTTACTGCAGATGTATAAGTATCTTGTTTTAGATATTGATTTTCTGCTGGGTGTTTTTTGTAATTTACTACAATATTAGTTTCTAAATCAGAAACTGGTGTTATGCCTAGTTCATAATCTGATATATCTATTTGACTTAAATCTGCTGCTGCAGTTACACTATCTGCAATCGTAAAGTATCGTAAAGGACTTACACCACTAATTGCAGTTTGTCCTGCTTGTGGACTAAATTCAAAAAAGAAACACCCTTCATATTGAAGTTTATTCATAATCCCTTCTAGTGCTTCAGGTTCATCTAATGCTAGTCTTGTTTTCCAATGAGTAGATGTTGGGCTTGTTAAGGTGCTATCTCGTAGTTCTGCTACTGCCTTATATCCTGAATTTTCTATCTTTGCATCTGAATCACTATCGGCTACATTTAATATGCTATGCAATAATTGTCTATGGATAGCTACTGGATTATCTAAATCAGTTAAGGTTGCTACTGATGAGTATGCAGTAAATCCTTCAGTTGTAATATCTCTACCTAAATATACCTTATCAATCCCTGCATTAAATTCTTGTGATGCAATAGGTTCATTTGCTAAGTCGTTTTGTGCAGTTACTGTTACAAAAATATTATTTAATATTATATTAGCACTATCATAAGAACCATCGTTTTCTGCATTGAATTTAAAACTTAAATATAATTCATCAGGAAAAGCATTATTTTCTAATATCCCTGATATATCTGTAGATGTTGGTAAAGCTACATTAGTTCTATCTACCTTATCCCCACTTGATGATGTTCCAACTAATTCTACATCACCTGAAGTAGAACCAAATCCACTACTTAAAGCATCTGCCAAATTAAAGAAAGCACCTTCTGCACCTGCTGGACTACCACTTAATGTTTGTGAGTAAGTTCCTGAAAGATTTAAAGTAATCGCAGTAATCTTACCAGTAACTTGTGGGACAACTAATTTTAATACTACACCTCTACTTACACCTGAAAAACTACTCGATGAGAAAGTCCCATTATTACCAGTATCTCCATTAAAAGTATTAGCTAGACTTCCTGCACTTAATGTCCAACCTGTGCTTAGTGTTGATGTTACATCATCAGGTAATACTTTAAATACTCTTTTCATTTCTTTGGGAACAGATAGTGTTTTAGCCCCATCTACTGCTACTATACTTGTATTGGTATCAGTCAATTCAATAAATCGTTTCATACCTTTGTCATAAAATTCTAATTTGTCTGAACCACTCGTGCTTTCAGGAATAATATAGATAAAGTTCTTACCATCATTCTTTAGGAATGGACAAGCATAGACATCTGTTCCATTTACAAATTCTGTATTTGGTGTGTATTCTCCCATCACTAATGGAATTACTTTATTGTTATATTGGTCTATTGTTGTGTTGCTTGTCTTGCCTTGTGGTATAGATACATTCTGAAATGGTCTATTAGATACCACACTTAATACAATCGTATTTCCTCTATATCCAAAGCTACTTATTCTGCCACTAAATATTTGTAAAGCATTGGCAGCAGTACCATCGTTATCAATTTGAGATAAGATTGATACTGTGCCATTGATATAATCGTTTCCTAATAACTCTAATAAGGTTGTTCCATCTAAATCTATATTAGCTAGATTTAAAGTTACACTTCCTGTCTTTGTAGTAAATCCTTTTAAATCAAGCGAATAAGATATGCTTGGTTTATTCAAGATTGCAGGATAATAATTTTCCCCATCATATACTGTTTCTGAAAAACTAAATCGTAAATCAGGTGTATCAGTATATGCAACACTACTATTAGTGTTCTTATAAATTTGCACCAACCAGTTTTCTGTCATAGTTGGTGATAACTTTGATGAATAATTAGAGTTTGTAAAACTCATGTATATCTCCTTATTCGTTTAGTAGTTCGTTTTGAATAACTTGCCGATTGCTTTCCAGCTTTAGTTGCTTCTCTTTTCTTTCTTGTTTCATAAGCATATTGTGATGAACTCATAGACTTAACTAATCTTTCAGGTAAATATCTTTCACCAGTCTTTGATGATTTCTTTCCTGACTTCGTAGTCCATTTTTGTTTAGTCCATCTACTTAAAGATTTAGCAGATTTAGTTTTAGCACCTCTATATCCCCCACCTGCTTTTTCGTATGCTTTTACAAGAAGTTGAGATTTTCTTGCCGACCATTGTCCACTTCTACCACCTTTAGAACTTCTCATGATACGATTTTTAATTCGTTCTCTTAGTTTGGGTTTGGTAAAATGTTTTGACATTATTTAACAATTTCCTTTCTAATACTATTTAGGATTTCATCTTCTCTAAATTTCATACTTAAATCTGCTTCAAATCTTTTTACTTCTTTACCATATTCAAATATGATAACAGTAGGCACTACTTTAATGTCCCACTCTTTTTGAATGACTGCACCAATATCTTTATTTGATATATCGACATATCCTGTATAGCATCTTTCTAATTTTTCTAATGCTACTTTATTTTGATAATTCCAACTTGCATTAACTTCTATTACAGCACAGAACTCATTCTTCATTAGCTGTATATCTTGAAAACTATCTAAATTAACTGTTTGCGATTGCAATGGTGAGAAGGACAAAGATAGTCCAAGCCATAGCAAAAACGATGTATAATATTGTTTCATCTACATTCCTCACTGATTGTTCATGTTTAATAGAGTTTCATTAATACTTCGTGTGTCTTTTTTAATGTCATCTACTTTGTCTTCTAATTTCTCTACCTTTTCTTCGGTATTCATAATTGAATCACGAATCATTTGGTCTTTTAAATCGTACTCCATTCTTGAAACTTCAGGTTTAGGTAGTTCCTTAGCTAATTCTATATCAGCTTGTAAGGTAAACCATAAACCCATAATCATTCCTAGTGTTACGACACCACTAATAATTGTTTCAAGACTTAATGTTAGTTTTGTATTTTTATTTACTTCCACCTCTCTATCTCCTTATAAGTTAAGTTTTTCTGCTCGTCTAATAGCAGGGATTATACTATCTACTACAAATTCATCAACAACTGGTGCATTGATGTTTACTACTATATTACCACTACTTCTTTGATTAGGACTTGGCAATGGTGTTATATCTACTTGTTCCATACCACTTGCATTATCTCCTACTACCACTCCATTACCTATTGGCAAAGTTGTTCTACCTTTTGTTACAAAACTACCACCAGTTGGGAATGCTAATAGTTGGTCAGTTACTTTACCAATCATACTACCTGCCCCTGCAGCTACTGCAAGATTAAATGGGAATGGTAATGCCTGCATAATTTTAGTTATTAAAGCTGCCTGTGAAGATGCTATCTCTGCTTTAATTACTGATATACCTGCTTCCTTAGCTGATTGTCCTTGTAGTATTGCCATCTGTAAATTATTTTTAATCTTTTCTTGGTGTGCATCTCTTTCTTGTTTTCTTAATGCTTTAAGGGAATCTTGTTCCTTTTTATTAGCAGCATCTTTTATAAAAGAATCTTGTTCTGCACTTTCAATTTTAAATTGATGATAATCTCCATCAATTCCTTTCATAGCTTCTATGTGATTTGCATAGTTTTCTCTTGCTTTTACAAGTACATCTTCTTCTGCACCTGTTATATCAAAATCAGGTAAAAATTCATCTTCGTCAGGTATAAATTCTGAAGGTTTTGGTGGTTCGGGTAGTGGCACCATAGCATTTTTAAGACCTATACTTGTCATTCCAAATAATCCAAACTTTTCTATTAACATACCTACTACATTAGAATATCCTCTTAATTTAGGTAATGAATTATCTACACTTTCTGCAAATCCTGTTACATCATCTGCCACTGCAATAAGAATTGGAGAAAATACTTTACCTATTTCTTCTCCTACATCACCAATAGCATTATTCATTTGGTCTAATGAACCTGGTAGTGTTTCACCTGCTGCTTTTGCAACACCACCAAATTGTGTTTCTAATTCACTTAAAATAATCTTTTGTGCTTTTGCAATCTCTCCAGTTTCGGTAAACTTACGAACTAAATCTACTTGTTGGTCTGATAGTTGAACACCAACTCGTCTTAAAGCAGTAACACCCAATATAGGGTCGTTTAATGCCTTACCAACTTGAATTACCCCTTGTTGTAAGTCTTGTCCCATTGCTTCGGACATATTAAGGACTGATTCTATTGCATCAGGAAATACTTCTTTTCCTACTTTAGTAAAAGTAAGCATTAAGGATTGTGCTTTAATAATAGCTTCATCACCAAATCGTGTTTGCTTTTGTAAAGCAGAAGCCATTCCTGTTAATTCTTTTGCAGTTAGTCCTGCTGCACCTGCAGTAGATTTTAATACTGCATTTAATTGAGTTTCTGCTAATATTTGTTCTCTTGTTGCATTAAGTATACCTCTAAATCCATCTAATAACATTCTTGCACCTAAGAATGCACCAGCTGTTTTTGCTGCCGACTTAGCTAATCTACCTAATCCTTTATCTACTTTTCCTAAATTTCTTGATGCCTTATCAGCACCTGTGGCTTTAATATCTACTCTTACCTTCTTAGCCATTCTTTTCCCCTATATATTTTGTAACTGCATTAATTTCTCTTTGTATAATATCAAAGCATTCTAGCTTATAGCTATCTGCTTCATCTAAACTTGTTGCTATTGGTATGTTGTAATTTTTCATATAATTATATTCTTTCATCAACTCTACATGCTCATCTTTTATTAACAACAAAGGATTACAAAATAGAGGTAGGATAAAATATAAGTTTCTACCTAAAGTAAATTGACTATCACTAAATGTATCTGATAGTAACAACACTTCTTCTTCTACTTCTTGTAAAGTATTGTAATCCCTATTTTTCTTTGTTAAAGGACTTTGTCTTTTATAAGGAAATTCTAATGTGTTGTGTGGAAATCCCATTTGAGAAAACCACACATACATTGACAAGCCCACTATGCTTTTTTTGCTTCTTCCGATTGTCCTATGTAGGATAGAAATATTTGTTGCAATAAAGAATCTATATTAGCCATATTTAAAGCATCGCCTTTTTTATTAATATAATCCTCAGGTTGCAATCCTGATATTTCTTCTACCTTATCAAGTAACTCAAAATATTTATCTTGATTTAGTTCATCTGCGACAAAAGTCATAGTATTTAATTTCCATAACTCTCGTTTTTCTTTGTAAGTAGGATTCTTCACTTCCCACTCTTTATCGAACATTTTAACCTTCATGTGTTACTCCTTTACCAACCTGTTGATGGGGTTGAATCTGCATACTGAAACTTAAATGCTGTTCCTGATGCTGCACCACTTGAAGTAGGTTGAACTACTTTAAATGGTATTGTTATTACTGCACCTGTGTCTGCATTAGGGTCTAAGTTTACTGCTGTTGAATATATTTCGCATTCTATGTTCATCTCACCTGCTGTTGATACTGTTCCATCACCTTGTTGTAGTTTTAGTGTTGCAGTAGCACCTCTTGTATCTCCACTACCTAAAAAATCTTGTAAGATATTTTTAGTTGCTGCGAAGTTAGCATTGCCATCATACATTAATGAAATTTCTCCAGTAATGTTTACTGATGGGATACCAAAAGCATAACTTTCTGCATCACCATTAGAATCTCTACCTACTCTTGCTACATTGTTTTCAAATGTAAATGATACTGCTGTAACAATAATATCTTCAAGGGTTTGGTCATCAACATCTAGTTTCTTAACATCAAAGTAAGATTCTATTTGTGTTGGTGATGTACTCATTAAAGTAGGTGCTGCTGAATTAGCACTTAAAGTTTGTTCTACTAAGAACTTACTTGAACTTGCCATACCTGAATAGAATGTTCCACTAAGTAAACATCTACCATCTGCCATATCAAAGTTCATTGTAAGACTTTGTAAAACTGCACTTGTAATCATTTTATCTTGTGCTGATTCAGGATAGTATAATCCAATATCAAAGATACAAGGTATTCCAATATTCTCTCCTGAAGTTGCAGATGTTCCTGTAAAATCAGGTCTTGCTAGAACTGCACTATCTGTTGATTGGATTGTATGAATAAATGGTGCTGAACCACTTTCATCACAAGTATGGTCTTGAAGAACATTAGCCAACATACGAACAATCATATCTCGTTCTGCTGGAACTTCAAAGTCCATTGTAATAAATCCACCTTTAGTTGTTCTAAATTGGTCTATATCTAATTCAACCATTCCTGCATTATTGCTTCGTATCTCACCACTTTCAACAAGATTGAGAACAGGTGCAGATACATTAATTACAGGAAGTAACTCGTATGCAGCACTATTAGATGCTGCAGTTTCAAATGCAGTTGCATTTTTGTTTTTTATACCTACACTAAAATCGCTTTTAGCATAGACTTTTCCACTAACTGCCATGTGTTATTTCTCCTCTTTTTTAACTTTCTTTTTAGGTTCTTTTCTAATTGGCTGAACTTGAACACCTAAAGATTCAAATTCTTCCAAGTTTTCTTTTTCTAACTCAACTTCTCCACCAGCTAATAACTCTCTAATCTTCCGATTAGTAGTTTTAAGATTTGATGGTTTTTGTAGTTGAAGTCCTTTTATATGTTTATACTTCATGAAATCACCTCATTTGTGTTGCATTGGAAAGTAATAATAACATTAGATATAGTTTCATCATCTTCATCTCGTGTATATTCTACACTAGATACTTGACCACCATACCAATTTGTAATATTACCACTTTCATAGTTTCTATTATCGAATAAAAGTCTTTTGACAACTTCTGCTATCATTGTTAATCTGTTTAATTGATTCTCTTTGGTGTATTCTCCACCCTTTCGTAATTGATAATTAATGACTGTTGTAAATTCTCTTATATGCACATTACTTGCATAGTCAATAAAGGTATCTGCATCAGGAACAATCAAGAAACTTTCTTGTCCTCTATGTTCATCAAATACGATTGGGATAGAAGCTAGATTTTGTTTTAACAGCTTTTGGATTGTATCAATTACTCTATCTTTATAAATATTTTCAAATTCTATT